CCGGATTGAGCGTTTAGGGAACGGTATTTATAGGATTTGTACGCCCGGTGGCGGTATGTGCGTGGATTGCACAAGCCGTCGTCGGGCGCAGTTAATTGAACGGATCTGGTTTCCCGCTGAGGATCGCTAGGGCTCGTTTGTAAAAAATCGAGTCGGTTTTGCCCGCACGTTCCAGGGCCTCTTTTACCTTTTTCCAGTTGTCAAAAGTGTGCTTATCCATGAGACTCATGAGTCTTACCCTGCTAATCTACTGTCGATCCACTCTTCGATCGCAGTTTCTCTTGCTTCGGTCCAGTATTCGCGACCTCTAAACCATTCGCGCCAAGGGTGGGCTGACTTATGGGAATTGCAACTTAAGCAACATGCGACGATGTTGGATTCGTGGGTCGGACCACCTTTTACTTTTGGGTGGACGTGATCTAACGTCGCGTTTTTGCCTAGGGGTTCGGCGCAATAGGCGCAGCAGTAGCCCCAGGCCGTCAAAACTTTTTCGCGGAAGCGCACCTTCGCGGCTTTCCGCGTGACGAGTTCGGTCTCGTCAATTTGGTGGTCCACTACCACCCTGAGCCAAGCAATGCCAAAAGGTTTGACTTGCAGCTAATTAAATTGTATCGGTATTTACCTTTACTTTTTATTTGGGATCAACTAGGATTGCCCACCCCGTTCCAGGGCCGTCGCATTCCCAGCGGCGCAGCCAATTGCTGCGGCTGTAATGCACGAACTTGCCGCTTTCTTGGGTGTTTGATTCATAGCCGCCCTTCAACATGTTGGCTTTACCGTTTGGGTCGTGGAAAATAAGGGCCTCTGGGGTGTAGCCCACACAGCAGCTCCAGTGGCCGCCGCCTTTGGGATCACCGATTGGTCCGTTATGTAGCCAGCCGACTGCAACGGGGCGGCCTGCATCGATCTCTTTTTCTAAAATCTCAGCCGTTCCATTGGTAATAAACCGGGGCTTTAAGCCGCACTCTCCAAGGGCATCGAGTTGCGCTCCAACGGATGTTGTATCGCCGAACTCGCTGCGGATAAGGTTATAGGCATCGTCGCTGCTGACTTCGCCGTAAAACTTGGCGATCATTGCGCAGCTACTTGAGAAGCATTCTCGATAGCCGGTGCCGGATGCGTTGTCCAGCTGGTATTCGTATGGAACGTCCAGAACTTTTTCGCTCGATCCGGTGGTCTCGTTTTCGTCCATTAGGCGGATTAGCTTCTCGGCATACTCTGGATCGGTTGCGTATCCTTCACGCACCAGGGCACGGGCGCAGTCTTCGCGGTTGGGTGCGTTGTTGACACCCCAGTAGCTTTTATAGTTTTTGTACCAGCGTTGGACGAGGTACTCGACGCAAGCGGTGATGCTTGGGAAGTCGATGAAGCTATCCGTAATCTCGATCCAGGTGCCGTCGATGTATTCGGAGGTGGAAGTCTCCGTTCCATCGCCCTTAAGGCCGAAGAAGTTGTTTTTGCCTGAAGTGTGGCGGCCCCAACCGGATTCCAGTGCCCATTGAGCAGCTACGCATTCCGGGTACTTTGCACCGGCTTGTTTTGCTGCTGCTTTGATGCCGTCCCAGCTGTTTTCACCCTTTGGGTCAACGGCGGATTTCCATGTTGCGTACCAGGGCTGGTCGCGGTCGAAAGCGGTTGGGTTGGATTTGAGGATGAGCTGCTCGAGTTCAATCAGCGCAGCGTTTTGGTGCGGTAACGCTTGGTAATAGCGGAACAGATCACTCAGGCGGATCGGTTTTTGCGTCATCGCTCCAGGGAGAATGGATGCTCATTTTCCACCCGTCCTCTTTGTAGACGGGTGTGGGTGGTTCGTCGGGGGCTGTTGCACGCCAAATTTCAATGGCGGTGTCCAGACGGTGCTTCAAGGTTGCGTGGAATTTACGCTTTGCAATCGCGCGTTCCACGGCAGACCATGCGGAGCGGGTGCTAAATCTTACGATCCAGCGGCCATCCGGCGGGGTCAGTTCTTTTTTGGCTTGATGGAGCGGAGTGCGGTGAAGATCAGTTGGATTACGGAGTTATCTTTGAGTTTGCTCATTCCGATGAGTTCAGATGCTGCTGCCAGAACAACCCAGAATGCTGGGTGGGCAATGATTTCTTCGAGGTGCATGGTAGTGAACCCTTGTGCTTCAATACTAGCTATCGCGGTTCTCGAGAATTGTCAGGCGGTGATCGTGGCTGCTCAGTTTGCTATAAATCTCCTTGCGGTCGGATTTCATGTCTTGGTGTAGTTCCTCTAGCTTTCCGGCGATGCTTTCCACCGCCATTGTTAGGCGGATTACGGCGTCTCGCGATTCGCTGGTACGGCGGCTGAAGCCAGATGCGGACGCACCAGCAACACCGATGCAGGCTCCTATAGCTGCGGCGGCAATTTCAATCACAGCTATAGAACATCTGTTTTTATTTTATCGGCACTGCTGCCGTTGGCGTAACCGCTCAACCTCAGCTTGCAATACATGGATAGCGCTATCTTGCTTTACGTCATCAGGTAATGCGCCCATCTCGCCGCGAGGCCATTTGATGCGAAACTCAGTGTTCTGATCGACGTTCATGTGCATTTTGGTGATTTCATGCTCCAAGTGATAAATCTTGGAGTGAATCCCGGATGCCCACCAAACAGCAATACCAGCCTGAACAGCAAGCGCAAGGATGCCTCCTATTAACTCAATGTTGATTCTGTCCATCCAGCCTTCACAGCTAGAAATACTTTATCGGCCTTGACCACGAGGAAGTTTGCGGCTCCCCCGTGGGCGGCTGTGTTGACCGTTGCCTTGACGGGTTTTCTTAGGCTTTCCTTGAATAAAGGTCAGCCCATTTAAGCTTTTAGGCTTTGCCATCAGTCGTTACGCGAGCTGGATAAGTGCGGGATTTAGTTGCCATTAACTAGGTTCTTGAGGCCAAATAACATTATGCGGAAACCCGTCTTGCGTAGTGATGTCGCGTAAAGCTTGACGATACTCAGCCCATACCTGCGGATACTGAACACCTAAACCATCAATTGCTGCACGTTCCATCTCATAAACAACACGCCAATCAGTCAGCGACAGCTTTGTATTCCGCTCTTGACGTACTTCAACTGTTCTCGCGGCTGTTCGTTCAGCAATTTCATCTGCGGAAGCGTTGGTGACTTCCCAAGTCATTACCCATTTGCCGTTTTCAAGCGTAGGGTTGACTTGATTGCAATTTTCTGTTGCGTAGTCAAACGAAGGCGCCGAACGCTCAACGACTGGAAATACGTTCCAAGCGGCCAATAGGTCAGCACTTGGGTTGCGTGGAAAACTTGTAGACGGGTTGTCTCGTCTCAAATCGCCGATTGAGTAGGGGAAAATCTCGACGGTTTGATTGGGGGCTAAAACGTACATGGTTCAGAGAACCAAAAGAGCTAGCTTAGTCTAAACCCGATACCAGTGAAAGAGTTTGCCGCCGCTGATCTTACAACTGTTGCGCTTGCATTGCTCGCGGTTGTGTCATAGAAACCATTTACAGAGAAGAAACTACTACTTCGGCCAGGACCAACTTTTGTATAACCGGTTGGAGCAGTTATGGTCGCAGACCAGGCCCTGTCAACAGCTGTAAGTATCGCAACATCACCAAGAGTGGTGGCCGCTGGTGGTGTGATGGTCAAATTAGCTGTGGTTGTTGTTGCCCAGCTACCCACAGATACAGTGGTTTTATCGGTGCCGTCGTAGATTACAGCAATTCCATCGCCCCCGGAAAAAGTTAGCGTTGCACTTTCTGTGCCGTTGCAAACGCGATAATACGTGTTATTCCAATAACCTCCAGTACTAAGTGTTGTGCCAATCTGCGTGTAACCCGCTGTTGTCATTGTCGCTGGGTTGTAAACCAACTGAACAACAATGATATTTCCTGCAGCAGGAGTAACTGGTAATGTCATATCGTGACTTGCACCAATTCCGCCCGGATTAGTAACGGCGCCAGTCGCGTAAACATTACCTTGCGGCAAAGGCGTAGAAACTACACCAGCAGCGCCAAGGGCAATACGTTGGGAAATCGGATCCATCAGAAATCAGTTGGTGTAATCAACCAAAGAAGAACCGCGCACAGTTGTTCCGCCGTCAGAAGTGACGAATATAAAAAGATGCGTGCGGGCATCTGTCAGTGTTGGCGCGGTCTGGCCTGCATCACCGTTCCAGTAGACAGAGGATGGCCAAGTGATCGCAGTTGACGAGCCTGTCAATGTTAGTTCAAGAGTGAACGCAAAAGCAGTGCCAGAAGAAGGAATATTACTAAAAGTAATTGTCGAAGACGTGCTGATAGATTTTGTGAAGTAATTTCCACTTGAACAATCAACATCAAGAGCTGCCATCGCTTCGGCGGTTTGCTCATAAGGACCATCAACACTTAAACCTGCACTTAAAGTTTGCTCCGAGGAAAACGTATTAGCTGCATTCGTCTTGGCGACGTTCGCACCATTCGCCGCTGAAGTTAAACGGCCTTGCGCATCGACAGTAATATCTGCTGCCGTATAACTACCGGCGGTTACAGCGGTGTCATCAAGATCAACGGTAATTGATCCGCTGCTTGTGATCGGACCACCGCTAGAAGTCAGTCCGGTTCCGCCAGTAACGTCAACACTGGTAACTGTGCCACCAGAACCAGTAGCAGCAATTTCAATTGTTCCGCTGCCGTTAGTAATCGTGACGCCAGAGCCAGCAGTAAGAGTCGCTTTGCTCAGTGTGTTGCCGGTGCTATTGCCAATCAGCAGCTCACCGTCGGTGTAAGTGCTTTGGCCCGTGCCGCCATACGCCGGATCTACTGCGGTGCCGTTCCAGGTGCCGGTGGCAATCGTACCAACGCTGGTAAGGCTTGATCCTGTTACGCCACTGCCGAGAGTCGTGGCGTTAAGGACTGAAGTGCCGTTGATATAGATCTCTTTGCCGGTAGCAAGATCAATATGCTCGCTAAACGTCCAGGCATCAGTCGAATCGACCCAGTTGATCGTTTTATCGGTCGCGCCCTTCAATGTGATGCCGCCGCCGTCAGCAGTGACATCTGTTGGGGTGCCAACGACACCCATTTCAATGTTTTTATCCTTTACCGCTAGCGTTGTTGTGTCGATAGTCGTTGTTGTGCCTTGGACCGTAAGGTCAGCAGTGATAATCAGCGAACCTGTAATGGTTCCACCTGTTGTCTGAAGAGCACTATCTGCCCTGTCGTAAGCGAGCTTGACGCTGTTGGCGGTCGCAGCAGTTGTAGTGCTAGTTGAATCAGTGGCGTCCGTTAGCTGGACCGTGCCACGGTCTGTGGTTGTTGCGGCTTCAATAATGTCGCCGTCTAAAGTGCCGCTGCTGATTAGGCCATAGCCGTAACGAACCAGCTCGACTGACGTGATCTTCTTGGTCTCGCTTGCCGAGGTATCGACAACGGCTAATACGTCATTGTTGGCGAGGGACGTTCCAGCGAGGCTATTTAGCTGTGAGATCTTAAGATCAGCCATGGTTTAGCCCTCGTCGTAAAGCAAGCGTCCTGTACCAGATTCTAGGTCTAGTGCGCTCGTATCTTCTTGGAGCAGCAGATCACCCGCGACGCTGCCGCCTCGGCTATATCGCAGCTTGATCTCACCTGTAGTGACAAATTCAATCGTTGACTCGATCGCGTCGGACGGGGAAAACGAAATTCCGACGTTAGTAATCAGGCCCTCAATTAAATAGAACAACTGCGTTTCATCGCTTGGGTCCGGTCCATCGGTCGTTGATCTGTAATCAGCTCGCTTGATGGTCAGGGCTGCGCTGAAGTTGCTGCCCAGCTTTTGGCGAAGGATTAGCTCATGGATGTACTGAGATACTTCGGTGTCGCTGCGTTCACCGAAGTCCCAAAAACATGTAAACCGACCTCGACCGGAGATAAGACCGCTGATCTGACTCGAAAACTCTTCTCCCAGCGCCGTAACGTCAAGAGAAGCACGGCTTGTGCTCAGCTCGTAGGAACTGACATTACCTAGCGTCTTGTACCCAGACTCAGCAACGCGGGCAGAAATCGGGTAGCTGCTGCCGGGTGTTTGCAGTGGTACGGCGTCGTCAACATTGCTATTAACGGCATCGCCAAAATTGCGGAATAACCGAATGCCGCCGACCGCATCGACGTTGACGTACCAGGCACCGGCAGGAGCTTGGCCCGGTGGGCTAAAACCGGAGGCGTCGATAAAGTCGAGATCTCCGCCGCCGTCAGTACGGCTGATCTCTATGTAGTCGCCTGTAATGAAAGTCGTATTTGGGAAATCAAAGCTGAAGCGCTTTTGAGCGACGTTTACGTCAGCTGGGTCGAGAGTTGAAGCGTATGACGTTCCACCGGAGCGCTGAAGCGAAACTAGACCTGCATCACCTAGATAAACCGCCATGATTAACCACCAATCGTTGCAGTCGTTAGATTGCCGGTCACTTGAAAGCTTAGCCGAGCCGTTACAACCTGCCCAACTGCAGCACTGATGCTAGCTTCCGTAAAAAGCACAGTTGCTTGAACTTGTCTATCGCTAGCTAACTGAAGCAAGAGCGTATTGGTAGAGGTTGCTGGGGTGTCGCTAGTCCTAAAGACGTTGGACAGCAATGAGGACATCGCCAACGCTCCAGCGCTGTCTTCGTAGTACAAAGCAGTGCATTGACCGTTGTATTCTTGGCGCCCGTAGATAAACGTTCTGGCGTTATCACCTGTCGTCGTGGTTTCGAGTGCTTCGGCTGCGCCACTGATTGACCAGCTACTGATCTTGGCTACTTCCGTTCCATCAACGAGTAACGCGCCGTCGGCACCTGTAAAGTAAGTTGCCATCAGGCTGCCACACCTAGTAATTCAATACTAACGCTTTGATAACCGGGCCGACCGTAAGTCACCTGTGGTGGAGCGCTGTAACGCCAAGCGTTGTCTGATTCGTTTGTGTAGCTGTAAGAGCCCTGACCAGCAAATACCTCAGCCGGAAGGTCAAAAGTGCCGTAAGTGGTGCCGTTAGCGGCGTAGTGATCAGTAATTGATTTGCCCTGAGCTTCAGTAATGTTGCTAAATGTCAGGGATAAACGCTGCTTTGTTGTCCTAGAACCATGGACAAAACGTACCTCAATTCCGTCCAGCGACTCGTAAAGAGACTGAGGGCGTTCGCCCGGAGACCACACGCGAGTGCTTGGTTCGATCGACGGGAAGATGCTCATGTCTCAATCGTAAAAGAGCCCGAGATTATGCTGTTACTGATAATGCTAGCGTTCGACCCATCAACAGGGAAGTGCTCTGCTTCTATCTCGTAGATGCCATCCTCGCCAGCGGTTACCGAAGAAACTAGGTAGTAATCCGACTCGGTCGTATTGTCGCCTTCGCTGTTTACACGATTCAGGGTTACGGTGATTAAATCATAAGGCGCAGTAAAGTTAGTTTGAAGGTTTCTAGGAGTCCTGAACTTTACTACATGGGTGCTGTACCTTCTTGTGGCCAGTAGATATTTGGCGAATATGGTGGCGTGATCCGCGTTTGTGCAAAACTCAGTCATATCGAAAGATTCTTCCGGCGCGTCCTCGTCATAGTCCGAATAACGAACTTTTGTCGTCTTGCTTGTTTCAACGCCGTATTCATCTTGTCCTCGCCAAGATACCAGCACTTGGAAAGGCTTTCGCTGCTCACTGTCAATGTAGGTTTTTAGGTACGAACCAGCGATAAGTGCATTCGCGAAGCGGTCTTCCCTTGTCTCGGTATCATTAAAACTTTCGTTGACTGAGCTACTCAAATCTCCGGTGTTTATGGTGTAGTCCGTATTTAGAGGTAGTAAAGGCACAGCGCGATGGAGCCCTAATTCCACAAAAATCCCGCACAAGAAGTAGGGTGCTATTTGTTGAGCCCAGCTAGAGAAATTGGTTGTTGTCGGTAAAACACCGTTGTACCTTATGTTGTACGTGTTATGAAAACCGGCACCTATTGCAGCATCGTAAGCAATGAAAGCGCTATCTCCATCTGAATCGTAGTCATTGGCTTGAGGTTCAGAAGAGATATTTCGCCCTCCCCATAACAGGAGATCAATAAACTTATCGCTAGCCCCGAAAGTCTTAGTAAGAGGTGAACCTCCCGGCGTGGGCTCCCGGAATTTCCATACCCGCAAACCATCCTCGACAAAAGCATGAAGCTGTTTTAGATCGCTAGGGCTGCTGTAGCTTCTGCTTGGATCATATAGATTACCTTCAATGACCAGTAGCGATAAATCGTAATAGCTACTTGTTCGATCGTGGCTTGTTGGGAAAGTATTGTTTTGTTGAACCTCAAGCAAAATAGCTTCTGGAACTGTTCCTGCGCCAACAACACCTGTATTTTCAATCGAATATATGTACGCACCAGCAGTAACCGTATCTGTGATGGTTGAAATTGCGCCGGTGCTGCTTGTTGTGAAGGATCCAACGGTTGTAACTGTTCCGCCGATGCCGTCGAGCGACATTCTTTTAACTGTTACGCCGTAGGTTGAAAACGTGCCACTGGCACCTGGTACGTGAAATGGTTTTGCACGGAAGGTTACGCTTGTGGCATAATTGCCCACTGTGTTGTAGATAACTTTACTTCCACTTGAATTGCCTAAAGATTCGATTGCGGTGAAGAAATTAGTATGATCGCAAGTGATGTCGTAACTACTTATCGGACAAACAGCAGAATCGCCGGAGTAAACGACATTGAAGGTAAACCCCGAACTTGCGAGTGCCGATAAGCGTGTCTTTCCTACAAAAAAGTTTGAGTAACTTAGGGTTGCCCAAGCCTCTCCTTGTGAAAAAGCGTAGATAAAAGTTCTGTCGAAATTCTTAGATCCTGCGTCTAGCAAGGGGAAACTTACCCATACGCCTCCAGCATTGTTTACCCTGTCGCAGAACACAACAGGCATTGTGTCGCCAGCAGATGCCCAGGATTGGGCTTTGTCCAGACTTTCGTAGGGCGAGTAGTCCAGCGAGACAATGTTTTCAAGGCGCGTTTGCCCGCTGTTTACCTGCGTTGCTCGGTTGCCGGGAGGCGTAGTCGACCGCACAGAACCGCCATAGGTAGGCAGCTTTACTGTCGGCAGCTTTACTGTCGGCAGCTTTACTGTCGGCAGTTTTACTGTCGGAGTCCTTACCGTTGGCTGATTAGAAGTCATTTACTTATCGCGGAAGGACAAAGGCGACAGAACGGTCCAGGGGATCTTCCTCCCCGGAAAGTCCGAATCCACTGTTTTAGCGTAGGTCTCCACCTCAAGCGTGATACTCGAAAAGTCTGTTGATCCTCTGGCGGCCTTACCCGCTATGTACGAGAAGCTGTTAAAGGTTGAAGGATTCTCCAAACCCTCAGTAGCAGACCAGCGAAACATGGCTTGAGCGACATATAACTTGTTTTCAATGGCGTTTTCCACTATGTCTATGTATTCGACTGTCGCTGGAAATGTAAGAGAAAACGATTGATAAAGCGAGCTTTTTGATGTCGTGACGGCGCTGCCCTTAAAAGGCGCGTGAGTATAGGTTGTTGAGCCTATCACCGTTGGGTCAGGAAAGTAATTCTGAAACTCGTGTAAAAGAGGGTCGCCGATTGTATAAGGCGAAGGATAGATCTGAATAGTCGTAAGGACGCCACGTACTGCCATCAACCCACCCCTAAGTCACGACGCGCACCACCACTGGAGGTGATCATCTTAAGTGCCATCTCGGCGCCCTGTGTGCTAGCCGATTGTAGCCCTGCCACAAAGTCGCTCTGGTTTACGTAGTTTTGACCGTCCATGTTCATCACTGGTCCGGTCGTCACGTTTACCGTGGGATTGACTGACGCGGAACCCTGATTTCCGCCTGATGGGCTATACCGCAGCATCGCGCTGGCCCTCCTAGCTTCGCTAGTAGTTCTAGTAGTTCGAGGGTTAGTTAGAGACTCTTTTGGCCTCGTCGCTATCTGCAGGTTTCGCTCTCGTTGCGCTTTCTCAAGCGCTCCAACCATCTCCTCGACAGATTTAAAGTTACCCCTGCCTTGTACTCTTGCCTTAATATCTGGATCAATTGGCATACTAGTCGTTACTGTACTGGTTCGAGTTGCACCCAACTTGCCTCTTTCGTAGCCCTCATCTTGGCTCACCACAGTAGTTTTTCCTGTTCTCTTTTTAGCTGTACTGCTAGCTTCACTTTGAACTGATTTTGTTGCAGCTGCTACGGTGTAAAGCTCCTTTTGTGCAGATACTGAACGCGCCAGGAACGCTGCTCGTTTTTGCTCAGCTGCCGAAGCCTCGATTGCTTCGATCTTGCCTTGTAAGGTGTAACCAGCGGCTAGCTTTTGGTTCTTCGCGATTTCGCGGGTAGTCGCTAACTGCTGATCAGCGGCTGCGACCATCTCTTCAGCGATCTTTAGTGTTGACTGCTCTTGAGCGTGTATTCGATCCAAAGCAGCTTTGCGTAAACCAAGATCTTTGATGCTTTGCGCTTCAAGTTTCAGGCTCTCTACCTGCAACTGAATACGCTTGACTTCAAAGTCAACCTGCTTACGGGCCGCTTCAGCTTTTGCGACGCCTTGGTCGATGGAGAGAAGGTTATTTTGATGCTCAATTCGAGCTTGTCGAATCTGCCTTTGGGCAATCTGATCAATGATTTCACCGCGAACGATATGGCTGCCGTTGATGCTGTTGAGTTGATCAAGCTGTCGCTGTAAGCGGCTCTCTTCTAAATCAAGCCTTGCGCTGACTAGATCGTTGCGGGAACGCTCCAGGTCAAGAATGCCATCGATACTTCTTTGCTGGATGCTGAAGATCTTTATTTCGCCTTCCAGTGTCGCCTCTCTGGCTTTAAGGTATTCGTTGATGTCTTGGTACTTCCCTTTTATTTCTTCAAGTTCTATTTGTTGCTGCTCCAAGAGGTAATTTTGGTTATTCTGTTTCTGTTCTTGTTCTTCGAGTTGATCCAATAGTGTAAATCGTTCCTCTATTTCTTTGCCGGTTAGACCGGCTGTTTCTATACGTGCCAGGCGAGTTTTTTCCTCAAATTCTTGTTCAATCTTTTTCTGCCGGATCTGGTAATCCAGCATTGCGTTGTGCTCCTTATCGGCGGTGGAGCGCGCAGATACTCGCTGACTTTCTAATGTGAGTATTTCCGCATTTGAAGTCAATTCACGCTTGAGCCCATCGTTGGTTTTTATTACTGCGGCTATACGCTTTTCGGTTTCTTCGGTAACAGACTGTGTATCCCCAATCTGCTGTTTTATGAGGTCTTGCGCAAACTTTAGAGGCCCAATAATAGGGTTTAGGTATTGATGCCATGAGCCGAAACTAGGGCCTATCTGATTGTTGAGTTTTAATATGTCTTTAGACAGGTCGAGAATAAGTGTAAATGAATCAATGATTGGCTCAACGTAAGATCCTAGATATGCTGACGTTACTGCGATGAGTTCGTTCCAGGTGTTGGTCAGTCGATTAACACTCTCGGAGATTGACTCTACTTTTCCTGGTGCTATGCCCAGCTGATTTGCAACTTGTTCGGCGGCAAACTCCTGTGCTTGTAGTGCCTCTCCGGACTCAGTTAAGCGGCGAACTGTGGTCTCAAGGTCTGCGTTTACATAAACTACGCTATCGCGTAGCGCATTCATATCCAACTTATCGAGTGCATTACCTATGTCCGCAATCCGCTTGACGGCGTCTTCTAGTTGTTGGCCGAGAGCGGAACCTATGATCTGGCCGCCAAAGCCGGTGCCAGCAAACGAACCAAGCAAGCCACCGGCAACTTGACCAGGGCCGCCGCCAAACAGAAGTGGGAAGCCTGCGCCGAGCATCAAGTTTTCGGCTTGCTTGCCTCTATCGGCTTTGGCACTCTGTTTAGCTTTTGTTCTTTTGCTTAGCTCTTGGTCGAAGCGGTTAAGAGCCTCCTTATCTTTTGCGATCCTGTCCTTAAAAACCTTATCGTTACTTTTTAGTCTTGCTTGTGCGTATTTTAAATCATTATTTATTTGTTCGTTTAGTAAAGCCCTCTCTTGTACCCGACGTTGATTGATTTCTTTGATCGACTGCTGTTCAGCAAGAGCTGTTCTGACTTGAGAGGCACCGGCAGCCGGATCAAAGCCCGCCGCAGGCTGAGGGCCGTATTCAGTTGCTGTGAAACCTGTGGCTTGGCGTGCGACGCGGGCCAGTTCTTTTTGTTTACTTATTTGTTGGTCAATAAGTCTGTTTGTTAGTTCTTGAGCACCATTTGCTTTACCTAAAGCAGCGACGTATTGGTTAATAGCGGAGCTGTAATTGCCTGTTGCCTGACCGGCGCTATTTAGGCGGATCCGGGTCTTGCTTAAGTTTTCCTGGGCATCTTGTAGAGCTTTATTGTATGTGTTTATACTTGCTACGGTCTTTGAGCCGAATACTTCTCTACTGTTTACGCGATCAATATCTGTAGATAGCCTGTCTATCTTGCTGCGTAATTCGTCGAGCTGCTTGGTGCCCTTTACGCCGATTTGTATCTCTGTCTTGTAAGCCACGGCGCGGCACTAGATCCTCAGCTAAGTCTAGCGACCGCGGCGTTTGGCTTTCTCGTACGCTTTGTTCTCTTGGTCTGCTTTATACGAGTAGTAGGCGTGCCAGCCAAGCAGTTCTTCCTGGGTCATTCGGGACTGAAGCTCGCCAAGCGTCATCTTCAGTTCGGTTGCCAGAAAGAACTGGAATTGCAGAGCGTGATTTTTTTCGATCTCACTCTGCAGTGCTTTTCATGTCGGCATCAACATCCGAGTCCTCATTCAAAATAGCCAGCATCAAAGCCTGCAGATCCCTGTCCTTGACTTCGTTCTTCAAAACGTCGATCTCACCAGGTCTGAACAGCTTTTGGCCGCTGTCGTCGATGGCCTTGTTGATCAGTAGCTGGAGCGCAAAAGCGGTGGCATCCTCCGATTTGGCTTGGCGTTGAGCACGCTCACGCTCTGCCATCGTCAGGGGAGTAAACCAAAGCTCAAAAGTCGATCCATCCGATAACTCGACTTCCTTTTTGATCGGCTCCATGTTGGCAGCCTTGCGGAGGCGATCAATTGCGCGAAGTGCGACAGGCATTGAAATAATTGTGTATGTGATTAGTGTAGCGGTTTACAGCAAAAAGCCCCGGTAAAACCGGGGCGATTGCCATCTGCCTTGTAACAGCTTATTAGGACTTGCTGAAGTCGAAGGTAGGTGCGGCACTTGGACGGAAGGCGATCTCGACGCTTTGACCATCGTCGGGGTTCACGGTGAGGCTGGCGGAAGTCAGAATCACAGGAACAGTGACGGAACGGCTTTGGGTGTCGTCCACAGAACCGGAGCTGATGATGCGGTCGATGTACAGCTTCATCTCGGCGCCGTTCTGCTCGCGCTCGATTACGTCCTCGATCAGGCGACTGGAGAGCAGGGTGTCATCATCGGTGGTATAAACGGTGGCTGAGCCGGAACCGTCAGCAAAACCAGGGATGTAAGCCCGGAAAGGAGCAGTGCCGGTAACAGTCTGACCAATCGTGGTGACATCGATCTCAGAGCGGGTGATCTCAAAGCTCCACTCGCGAACCTGGCCAACTGCAGCAGCAGCGGTATAGCTGATGCTTGCAGTGTCGGAACCGAATCCGGTAGGGGCTGCAGTTGCAGTCTCCTCCGAACCACCCGCAGTTGAGCTGAGGGTCATCACACCGGTTGCCTCGTCATAGGTCAACACGTAGTAATCACCAGCAGCAATTGCGCCAGTGGTGGTCGCTCCAGCGGGGTAGGCCAGGGTCACGGGGTCGTTAACCCGGAAACCCAGATAGGAGCCGACGGTGATGTCGCCGCCAGTGGCAGGGAACGCGGAAGCGGTGAGGGTGGTAACAGAAGTTCCGGCTGGTTTGTAATACAGGGCGCCGGAGGTGCCCGAGAGGACGGTTGCCATAGGTAAGACCTATCGGTAGGGTGTCGCGGGCACAGCCCGGCTAACTCTAGGTTAGCCGATGTTGCTATTTACGAAATAACCTGCGCCGTAAAGTCTGTCTCAATGCGAGAAATAAAATAAGGCGTAAACGCAAGCCTAGATTCCTGGTCCGTTGATCCGGTGCCGAAGCTAGGACCATCAATTGATCCAGTACGGACGTAAATACCGCTACCCGGTTTTCCGGTGGCGTTTATCGTTGATAATGCGGTGAAAGCCGTGTTGATTAGCGTTTGGTTGCGACCGGGGCCTTTGCCTTTTTCGCTATAGGCGCGGACTACTACAATCCCACGCACCAGGTCAGTTTGGCCTGTCAAAGTTGCTTCGGTGGTTAAGCCAAATTGGATGTTGACTTCGATAAATTCGGAGTCGCCATCGGATGCTGTGTTTAGTACGTTGTCAAAGTAAATGGGTACGGCGGGGCTCAGTGCGTTATACGCCGTGTAAAGCGGGGATTCAAACTTGGCGCGAATACCTTGATAGTTCACTTAAACCCCCTAGAACCCCTCAATACCTTATCCATTGTAATTTGGACGGTTTTATCGAACTCCCCAGCTCGGACGTACTTGGTGAACCAGTCCAGTTCTGCGGTGCGGCGGTTGCCCCCTGCGCCGGAGATGTCGCCTCGGACTCCACCGGGTCGGCGCTTGCCGACTTTGTCGATTGGTTTGATTGGGTCGTCGTCAAAATTTGACAACCCAGGGCTAAATGGCGCTAAGTCAGCCGCTTGATCTGCGTAGGGTGAAAAGTTGGAGATGCTGAAAACCAGCTTATTCTTTGTTAAAAAACTGCGCGTGACCTGACGACCCGACAGTGATGGCGTGTAAATCGGTTGGGGTTTTCCTTCTGCACCAGTGCCTTTTTTGGTGCGGTCTGGGGTATCGATTTGCCAGGAGTTAGAGAACTTTCCGGTCCAGCCAGGACCGATTTTTTGTAGATCTCTTACTGCTCGCTCGACTGCAGCTTTTGGGCCGTTATAAACAGTCGTTGCGGCTATACGGTCGAGATCTTTGCTCAACTTATTGAGTTCATTTAGGAAACCCTTGGCCATTACTGCGGCCTCACTACGAGAATATGCAGGATTGCTTGCTCGCCTCGGTAAATATCAACGTCGACGATCCGTCCCACCCGAGTGGATCCGGCTTCGTCGTATTCGAGACGGTCGCGCACGTTCGGGTAGTAGTCACCAAGCTCGGAATTGCCAATGATCACCTTAATATCGGTGGTTTGGTACTGACCACGGAACTCTTTTGGGTTCAGTTTGGTGATGATGCCTTTGACAGTGACGTTGGTTTCACTGCCGCTGATCGTTCCAGTGGCTGGATCGTAGGTTTCGGTTGTTGCCGCTTTGACGTACGTAAGGTTTTGACCCCACTTGTTCAAAAGTGGGGCGGGGATACCCTTGAAAACGTCGTCAATGAGTGACATCTCAACCCCTCACAACACGGACTTGGTAGCTGCCGGAGCCGCCGATTGTGTACGCGCCAAGGTAAGACTGCAGCCAGGGGTAAACGTCGAAGACGTTGTTGATTGTGCCGACTGCTTGGCTTTGTTTGCTGTATTTCACTTCCAGCTCGCCTAGCTTCACCTCGTCGTAGATGCCCTCGGTGCCGGTATTGCCGGTTACGGCGTCTGGATCGTTTGCTAGGGCACGGGCCAGCTCATAGGTTGCGTATTTGATTTCGGCGGGGATTGCGCTGCAGACCAGCTCGATGCGGTCGACGTGGTAATTGTTGCGGGGCCAGCTCAAAGCTTGGCTTGTGCTGCAGCGGTCGCCGTAGAAATTAAGGCTGTCGATCCAGCGGGTTGCTGAGATTAGAGAGCGGTTCTTTTGGTCGTCGGTTTTATCGTCCCAGGTGCTGCTTTCGGGTGTGGTTTCAAAGTACGAGTTTGCCTCAGCCAGCGTTACGTAGCTGTTGGAGGAGGCCCCCTTTAATGTGGCGTCGATTACTGCGGCCACCGCTCTACACAAAAAAGACTTTGTTTTAGTGTAGCGGCAACAAAAAAGCCCCACCGAAGTGGGGCCTTAGTCGACTTAGTTCGGTTATCAGGCGATAACGGAGGTGTCGAGGGGGCTGTTGACGGTGAGCTGAACCATGGGGATCAGGTCGATGTCGTAGGTGGCGCTCCAGTTGCCTGCGGTGGCCAGACCGGTGTTGGTCGGGTTGTCGCCTGCGTTGGTCCACTTGGTGCCCATCACGTGGTAGGCGGTGTGGTAATCCACGGAGAGGACGTCCTGCTTCGAGAGCACGTTGCGGTCGGCTTCGATGCGGAGATCCTGCTGCACACCCTCGAGGATCGTGCCACGCTTGGTCAGGTAGCAGTAGAACTCGATTTGGTGGGTCGAGGTGCCAGGAGCCACGGTGTTCACCGAGGGATCCATGATCACGTCGCAACCGGCGAATTGGCCGATGGAACGGGCGCCAACGCCCACGCCGCCGCCGCCCCAGACCACAGCGCCGGATGCGGCGAGTGCAGAGGTGGAGAAGGTCAGCAGGCCCACCTGATACAGGTAGAAGCCCACGGAGGGGTGGACAACCAGCACGTCCAGTTCGTCGCCGCGCTCACCCAGAAGGGCACGGGCACGGGCTACGGAGGCGCCGGTCAGGAAGTTGTCCTCGTCCGCGCCAGAGGCAGCAGCAACACCCAAGTCAAGGGCGTTGGCGCTCAGAGCGGTGCCGAACAGACCGGCAAGCTGGGAGAACAGACGCTCGCTGTTCTTCTTGTTGATTGCATCGGCAAGCTGGTTGCGGATGTGACCCATGGGATCCTCACCAGCAGCAAGCATTGCCACGTCATCCACGGCATACGCGAAACCGCGATGGCAGATGGTTGCAATTTGGGTGGCGGTGCCGATCTTCTGAGGAGTCAGATAGCCAGCAGTTGAGGTGCCCCAGGTTGCCGTTCCATCCATGATCTCCTCGGTGGGAGACACAGGGTTGAACTCAGGAACCTGAATCCGGGTGCCGCCTTCGCGGGCATCCAGCAGGGGGTTGCGAGCAACAGCACCGCTCTTCAGGAACAGGCTGCGCTCTTTGATTGCCTCAGACACATAGGTGCTGAGATTATTCCTTTTTACGATGTCCGCGAGAAGGACACCGCCGGAATAATTCTGAAATGGTGCGGCCATTTTAGAAAACCAACGTCAAGGTGTTTGCGGGGTCCAAGTCACGGACTTGGTGAGGCAACGTCCCACGGGGACTACAGGGAAGCCTCTCTCTTCAGCACGGCTGCGAGTTCGGGTTCCTGTGCTTCTAGTTGCATTTGCCTCGTTATGTTAATACTACCGTCCTTCCAGGGGTTAGCCATTCCTGGTGCAATCGCTGAGTTCGGTGTGGGTTTTGCGCCCATACCTGCAGCGGTGCTTGGTTTGAAATGGTGTTCGTAGCCCGATCCAGGGTTCTTTAAGTTATTCAAATAGGTGCTGATGTCCTGTTCGACACCGCCCTGCAATACGACTACTTTGCCGTCTGCATTTTTCTGTAGATTGTTTTGCAAAAGCATCAACATTTGGTCGGAGTTGATGGCTCCGGCTTGGTTGATTGCGGATAATGCGCTTGCTTTTGTTGCGGCCTGTTCGTTGGAAATTCGTAGGTCGTCAAGCTGGCGTTCCAGGTCGGAGATGCGGAGGTCTTTGTCCTGGGCCGTTTTGTTGGCTTCTTCCCAGAGGTCTTTCCATTGGCCCTGGTCTTCCAACGTCTTTTTGCGTTGGTCGTCCTGCTTCTTGTAGACCTCGTCGAGTTTGGATTTGATGCCTTGGAAACGTTCCTCGGCTTCGGCGGCTTGCTGCTTGAAGGCGGCTAGCTGGGTTTCGTACTCGGCGCGGATTGAAGCGGTTGGGTCGGGTTGTGAAGCGGTGTCGGCTCCAGCCACGGGCTGGTCAGGGCTCGCCACGGGCGTGTCCTGGATGACTTGCTCTTCCATGCTCAGTATTCGTCTGGGGTGGTTACGGGTGTGGAGTCAATTGACTTGGTCCGGCGCTTTGCGCGGGGCTCGGACTTCACCTCTTTAGGTTTGTCCTTCTCATACAGATTCGCAGCGCGGAGTTCTACAAGTTCCCACTTGTATGTCCCATCGGGCTGCAGAACCTTGTCAAGTGATTCGGCCATGACAAGTTTTATTGGCAGTATTAGTCTACTGCACTACTTACTAAACGCTTTCGTTCGCAGTTGGTAGCACCTCGCCACGCACCAGCACCTGGCGGAACTCGTCGCGATCTAGGACACCTTGGTCGAAGAGGGAGGTTAGTGCGGTGATGTCTTGGCCGATCAGTTTGTCGATGTCGAAGTCGCGGCTGATGCTTACTTTCGGTGGTTCGAGTCCTAAGTAGTTCGCGGCTAGGTCGAAGGATTTCTGCAAACTTTGCTCAAGGTCCAGTGAAACCATGGAGAGCATGGAGTTGGTGTCGACACGATCCAGGCGGCGGGCGTCGGCGGACTCTGCGACGAATTTTTGTTGGCTGAGGGTGCTGATGCCTAGCGTGGCCATTTGCATCTGTAGCTCGCGGATTTCGGAGGTTTGGGCCTCGAATGCGCTGGATGCTGGCTCGACGTAGTAAACCTTGTTGCCTGGTTGCGTGGAAATGGCGTAGTTCACGCCTACGGCCATGTCCTTGGTTTGGTCGTCCCAGCCCTCTAAAACCAGCATGGGTTGGCTGGCGATGTGCAGGCTGTGGATTAGGTCGGCTTGGCGTTGGAAATGGGCCAGGTTTAGGTAGGCGATGTCCAGCAACGGGGGCTTGCTGACCATCGTGTCGGTTTTGTTGGAATAGATCGTGACGAGGGGGATTTCGCCCAGGCTGTAGTCGCCAGACTCGACTAATTCGTAGTCGGAGGTGGCGTCGCTAGCCTCGTAGGCGTTTGGATAGGGGAAGCCGCCTGCTGCTGCCTTTACAGATTCGGTTTGGCGGTAAATTCGGTAGCGGCCTGGTTCGATGACGCGGATTTGGTCGTAAACTTTCTCGCCAAACTCTCCATCGGCAACGACTGCGCGTTCTTTGATGCGGATTTGGGTTAGTTGGCCGTAATTTGTCTCGCGGTCCAGGCGCCAGCCGTAGATGTTGGTTGGGTCAATCTCAATCCAGTAGGGACGGCGGTTGAGTGCGCGTTCCTCGGCCAGACTGCGTGCTCCAGTCGGGGCGGGGAAGTCGACTAGTGTGTGGCAGTGGCCGTAGGTTAGGGCGCAAATCAGTGAGCGGCGGGCATACTCGTCTAGGTCGGAGCCGCATCCGTCGACGTTCTTTGCGAAAACTTCTGTCCAGTACGGGTCGCCATCGAGGGTGATGGGGCGGCGCAGAATTAGACCGGCAGCGGCACGCACCAGGCGCTGGGTGTAGGGGGAGAAGACGGCGCGGTTTACGCGGGCGAGGTAGGCCGAGTAATCCTCGCGGGGTTCGATTGGGAGGAAGGCTTCGCTATTCTCGCGGAGATATTCGGTGCCGAGAGTCACCGCTTTCATGATCTCCCAGCCGCGCATTTGGTCCAGCACTGCTTGCGTGCGGACAAATGGACTGTCCGGTCCACCCGGATAGGTGGAGCTGACGAGGTGGGTGCGGATTTGGCCGGGGACAGAATAAGTCATGGGGTCACCACTTCACCTTGTCAGCCCAGTAGGCCGCAGACATTTTTCCTTTTTTGATGTTAGCTGCGTGGCGGGCTTTGAATGATTCGCGACGCTTGCGGTAAGACTCACTTTCGTTTTGCTTTTTGGGGCTGCCCTTGACGCCCTGTTGGCCGAAACGGATTAACTTCACCTCGTTGCCGACCTTCGCTAAAACGGCGTGGCTTTTGTTCGGGTGGTTCGGGGTGCGCTTGGGTTTGTTATAGCCCTCGAATTTTTCGCCGCGATACTCAATCATCGTCATCCTCCACTTCGATCATTACCTCGACCCCTGATGCAAGGCGGGTCATTAACGCGCCAAAGTCAACTGGGTCTTGAGGGGTCATAAAAGTAAAACTAGCCTCGGTCATGCGGCTCTCCGCATCAACCTCCAGGTGGATACAGAATCCGGGGATGATGCGGGTGCCCATTAGCTGCTGTACGAAAGGCCGATGTGGGGGGTAACGCTGGGCGTTCCAGAGCTGATGCTCTTGATTCTCATGCGGATACGGTTTACGGGTTTGCCTGTGTAGAAGTAGATGTATTCGCCGTCGGCGTTGATGGTTTTGCTGGCGTCGATTTCGTACCAGGTGCCTGCGCCGCCGTTAAATTCGGTTTCGAAGGCGATGGTGAAGTTGGCGCCGCCTGTTACGACAGCGGCGAAGCAAAATTC